TAGTCCTCCTCAGTTATTAACTTAGGTTTATGAATCCAATTAACGGACTCTTCTATAGAATCCTTAGCTAACGGACCATACCATTTATGACCATTACGAACAAAATGCCGTTTTAAATACGTAATATCTTTATAACTATACAAATGTTCCAGGTCTTTAACCTTGGTTGGAGAAGTATAAGTCATCCCTATTTGGGCAAGCCAAGCACGATATGAAAAACAATTAAAAACATCTCTATCTTCGGGTTTGACATAACAAACATTATCATCTCCAAAAACAGTCAACTGAAATCTTTCATGAAAAAGTGGTTCAGACGACCGTCCAGGAATCACAGTGTAGTACCAAGCCCTAAATAGAAGCTGGTTAACTACACAATTAAGGTAAGTAGTGAGGGCGTTCCCAGAAGGATTGCCGAAATCATTAGCATACACAATATTAGCCACTAAATGTGGACTAGTACAAATAGCCTCAATAAGGGCTTCTCTTGCAGTGGCTTCTTCTTCATCAGAATTACCATTTATCATATACCAATAATTTATCACTTGCGCTGCGGCTCTGCAAGTGTTTAATGGAAGCATTTTGTCATAAGCAGAGTAATCCCCAGCTATAAACGCTTTGGGGAAAATCTTATACCCTGCAGCTACCTCAGGAGTGCGAGCTTCATCCGGGATCAATCTCTCGGCTAAATCGCCCCATTGGTCACCAAGCGGGTTAATACCCACTGCTGACTCTCCTTGGGCAGACTTCGACAAAACAACAGAAATAAATCTGCCAAAATACTTCCTAATAAGAATGTTGAGGGTCATTGAACAATTATTGAAAATACGGGTTCTCCCGCTATTCGCTTTCTCTAATGACACCTTCTCATCCTTGAGCTCATCTACATGACAGAAAACTGGAATCTGACCAAGACGCAACTGAGCATCTTTCTCAGCTAGATCAGCTCTTAATATGTGACCTCGTGCTTGATTAAAGGTAATATCACCTGTCGCAGAGTCACACTCTAACCAATTACGTTTCTTGTCCTCGGACAAAATGCCAGGTTGTTTATTCCAAGGCCATCCGGGAGACGTTGTTAAGTCTAGGGCTTTCATCAAACCGACCTTATTAATGGATTCTTCCAAAGTCATAGGGTCTGCTGAAGATTGCCACATTGGTAAGCAATAATAAGATTTTAAATCTTGCACCGCACGCTCTAAGGCCTTCGGGGGAACAATCACAGGTTGTTTCATCCCTTTGCCTAATCCATACGCATACGGATCTATTCCGTTACGTCGTGTGAGCATGGCTGGAGCCATTTTAGTGTTCTCGCAAATAGGAGACTTTTCTAATGTAGTCTTCTTTCCGATCTGTTGGGCAAATTGATCGGGCATTTTACCAATCACGGGAACAATAGTACTACTATCCCACATACTATTACCCTTTAAGGGTTCTACATCAGCGGAATAGCATTGTACTACTATAGGACGCCCAACAGGATCTTTTGTATCAAGTGGGTCATCCAATTTATTTATACGAGCATCAAAATCGGCAATGCGATCTTTTAAGTACTCTCTATTTACATGGATTGACATGGCCTTGGTTTGATCACCTCCGCCTTTGCCACCCCCATGGACTCCTATTATTTTACCCTGTATTTGATTACACAAGGTATATAAAGGTGCACCACAATCACCATCTTCAGTGATCATAGTATACTCAAGGGCTCCATTGTGAGCCATACACAAATGTATCTTGTCCCCATCAAAGTTATCCATAGACATAACGGGTGCACCATATTTTAAGGTGCTAGATGGTCCCATTTGCTTTCGCGCATAGGGTTTGCCACCCTTCAAGTTCCAAGCATACATAATAGCAGGATAATAAATCATTGCCGTAGATTCTTTCTGACCAACGAAATGTTTCGTTATATCAGGAGCTAAAGGCATTCCTTGATTTCTAGGTACATCAAAGAATATCAGATCTCTATCAACGTCAATAACAGGCTGACTTAACTCACACAAGGGGAATTTATACTCCCTATCATGAGGACTTGTCAGTAAAATCATAATACCTTCCCGCATAGAATTGGTTTCCAAGTTAATAAAATATCTAAACGAATGAAAGTTCGCCATAAATATGTTCGCTTTTAACGCCAAGGCATGCGCTTTCTGTGCTTTCTCTGGATAGGACGGATCATAAACAGTTATCGTCCACAGATTACAAGATGTTACCTTTTCGGCAATATTTGTTGTAGCATTACGACTTGGGACTTCAGGAGCCACATCATAAGTTGATTGTGGGTCCCAACCCCTTTGGATTCCGCGCCCTTTAATGGTAACGCGTTTTGAGACTACACGCTCATTATATGTATTAGCCTCATAAATATCCTCTTCAGGGATTTCCTCTATACTTTCAGTTTCTTCATCTTCTACGGATTCTGGCTTCATTAGACAAGATATAATCTTATAAGCACCGTAGGCTGACCCGAGGGCCCCCACCATAATTGAAAACAGCTTGGTGGCTTTCAAAACTGAAACACTACCGAGCTTAGTAACAATAAGCGTATAAACCCTCTTTGCCAAAGCAAGGCATTTGGGCTCCCTATCAGTATGTAACACTGCTCGTGATTCCGCAGCAAAAGTCTCTTGAACCAGAACTTCATGTTGCACTGGTGTATCAAGAGCTTGATGCGCTCTAACCAAACTGTCAACCAATGGTTCAAAGAAACTAGTTGGCAATTTGGGACAATCTGCTTCTTCTAAGGCTTTCTCTAACACCTCCACTGACACACAGTCCTCGGGGGAAAGAGTAAGGAAATGTATCTTAGCATCATCCAAAAGTTGCAGATAAAGCGCTTTCATCCTAGCTAACCTCCTTTCGATTCCTTTGTTAGATATAAAGGTAAACCTTTCGGCAAAATGTCTATCGGGGTCGCTATACATCTCGTCCTGAGAGATATCAAAAGTATCATCTTTCTGAGCGATTAGCGCTTGAGGTTCGTATATTACCCTCTGACCATTATTATACCGAACCTTGGACGGAGGGACCGGAGCGTCATCGGGATTTGCACTTTGACAACCGGTATCCTTAACAAATATTTTCTTGCGCCCAATTTGGGTCAAGTCTGTTGGTGTTGTATATGAATCCTTTAATCCATTAAACACCGCAACAAAATCGCGCCCCTGGGGCAAGTCACACGGAGCTATAACTGTATCTGAAGAGAACTTACTTTCCCTTTCTTGAATACAGTTGAAAGTGTGCGATAAATCAGCTATAAGCTGTTCTATGCCAACATAATCCGCACCCGGATCCAAGGCAAAACGACAATTTTCCTGTATCATCGACATTGGCGAATGATATTGAAATCTCCAAGCGCGATACTCCTTATCGGAATATTTTTGCCGTAAAGAATCATGATTATAAGTATAAATAATATTCTTTAAGCCCGTACCTGAAATCCGAGCAACATCGGGGTCAGGAGCCATGACTGCAATAGCATCTCTCCGGCGTAAAAGAGCACCAGGATTAGACGCTTTACCAAGCATATCTGCTGGTAAGTCAGTATTAGATGTAATAATAATCAACCTGGATGTAAAGTATGTCGTACCTTTACTACCCAGATCAGGCATTGTCAAATTAAATGGGGCAGTGTTAACCGCGTGAATGAAGAAATCCACAAATTTTTCATACGCTTGAGGCGTCTTATAAAAATTAGGATCATCAACTAAACACACTGGCTGACCTTCATAGCCCTCATAATATTGAGATTGCAAGTTAATCGTATACATAGTCTTTTTAGGATGCACGGCCTCCTCCTTATCCAATCCAATGAATTGACAGAAGTTATCCACGATCATTTTAATTGCGGACGATTTCCCTGCCCCGGAACCACCAATTAAGTGTAACACTAGTGGCCGAGCCCTGGGTCCAGCATAATATTTAGTATACGAGTACGTTTGGGCGTAACGTTGCAGCATAGCAGCCTGAGAAGACATAGCTGCCCCAAGACTACGACACATGTTATCATTGCGTGTATCTTGAACAATCTCTGCATATTCGCTCATCAATTCATCAATACGCCGGGACTCAGAGTAACCAGGCTTTTCAAGAGTCTGATGAAAACGAATTGCTTTTTGCACCCATTCTCGTGCTTTGGGATATTGCTTTGAAGCTTGATATTCTTCATAGCTAACCCCGGCAACCCAAGCCAACACATAATCCTTAATAGAGGATATGGCTATTTGAAGCCATGATAGCAAGGTGCCAAGGCACTTTATAGCGGCAAAGCCCGTGGTTATCCTACGAGCTCTCCGTGTAAACCGGTCCATAGAAGTGGACTGCAAACTAAATAAGTCTTTAAAAAACACGAGTAAAGCATCGATGAATGTCTCCTCAATACCATCAGGTGGTGTAGGTTCAATATCATCAACGGCTTGTGCCTCATAAACAACAGGACTCGACGAATCTACTTTTGTTTCTAATCGTCCAGGACGAAGCTTTCTAAAAGTATTCATCAAAACAGTTCCTAACTTATTTATGATATACCAAATATGGCTTAATTTTCCAGCAAATATCATCTCCAAAGACGGATATGCTGCCCATATTTGAGTAAGAAGAACACACTTCTTGTCTGTTCCTCTGTCCGACGTAAAATACATGTATAGACTAGTAAGTATAGCTATACCAGACGCCTTAAAACGATCTAGTACGCCCTTATATGGGGCTAAAAACTCAGAGTCGCCAACAAACGCGGTAAAAATACTCTTAATATAGTCTGTAATTTGCGTAGGTGTGGGAAAACTATTCGTGATAGTGTCCACAACGCGGCGGGATGCCTCATCCACCGCATTAGGTTCAATAACGTGGTTGAAGCTTAACCACGGGAAACCACCAAGTACCTGAGCCTCATATTTCATAGATTGAGGCTTGTACAACTTTAAGGCATTGCGTCTCCGCCTCAATCCTGAAACAGAGACACCTTTTGGAATTTCTTCTTTATGGTTATTATCTCCTCCTCTAATGGGAGGTCCTCCTTCATCGGGAGGCACAAAGGGGAAATACTCTTCCGGCTCTT